TATTTGAGGGAATAAATCAACTTACCGTAACAGGAACCATGACAATTCAAGATGCTTTCAACCTAGCATCCTTTGGTCCTATTATCGGGCAAGAATACCTGATGCTCAAGATTGCAACACCAAATTTGCGGGGTGGAGAGAACACAATTGACTACACAACAAACCCATTCATGATTACGAGTATTGATGATAGGGTTAATATTGGTAATGGTGTTCAGGCTTCAACTATGTCATTCTGCTCAAGAGAATTTGTAATCAACCAAAGAGCCAGAGTCAAAAGAACTTTGACAGGATCGTACTCAGACATCGTTGAAACAATGTTGAAGACTGACCTAGACAGCAATAAGAAGCGGAACATTGAACCCAGTGCTGACAACAAAAAAATAATTGCACCAAACATAAAACCTCTTGATGTTATAGCTATTGCAACAAAGAATGCTGTATCAAAGAAATTCAATCAATCAACATATTTTTTCTGGGAAAGCACCTCCGGGTTCAACTTCAGAACTCTTGGAAATATGTATTCTCAACTCCCTGTCATGTCATACGAATCTAGTGTGGCAGGTAAAAGAACGAAAGATGGTGTGAGAGATATCATGGCGGAGCTGTCTGCGATTGAAAATTACAGGATAACCAGTTCCCCTGATACTGTGTGGAATTACACCACAGGCATATTTTCGTCTGAATTAATTGTCCATGATATCATGTCCAAAAGTTACGAAACGCATATATATAAGTATAGTGATAATTTTTCGAAGGAACAACATCTTGGACCAAACCCCCTTGCAAACAATGACCCTGATGGGAAGAATGTATCATCTTTTCCTTCTAGGCAATTTCTGAAATCTACCGTGGGTATTGGTAATGATCAGAGTTTTGAGGATGAATTTAATCAATATGCATATGGCGCAAACAGGTTGAACTTAATGCAATCACGAAATTCACAACTAGCAATGTTAGAGTCTGGATTACAACTGAACATTGATGTTGTAGGTACAACTGTTGTGAAAGCAGGTGATATTGTGGAGATTAAAATACCCAGTGTTGCTGCGGTTAAAACCACCAATAACGAAACAGAAGACATGTTGTACAATGGTAATTTTCTTATCAGGTCTTTACGGCATGATTTTGATATTATTAACGAAAAACACACAATGTCCATGAACGTCACCAAGGATGCCATGGGCAAATAACATAAGGAGAAGTCCATTTCTAACACCCCTATATCCAAACATAACCAGCGAAAGGAACTAAAAATGGCTAAGTCCAAGAACCGCATTAAGAAGATGACATTCCAAACACAAGATCGCACGTTTGATTGCACTCCACTTTCAGACAACGATAAATACATTATAGAGATGGCAGGATATAGAAAACAAGGACACCCACAGAATGAAGACATATCACGAACTACAGGAAGGTCTACAAGACCCCAATATATTTAAAGCATTCTTCCTTGCTGGTGGACCGGGCAGCGGTAAATCATACGTTGTCCGGTCCACCACCGGCGGGACAGGATTGCGTGTTGTAAACTCTGATGACGTATTTGAGAAGTATCTCAAGGACGCTGGTGTTTCTATGAAAATGGGGTCAGAAGACCCACGAAGAGATATTATTAGAGGAAAAGCAAAGGTTGTCACTGCTTCTCGACAGAAAAACTATATCGAAGGACGTATCGGTTTGGTCATTGATGGCACTGGTAAGGAATACGATAAAATTCGCTCACAGAAGGCAGAACTTGAATCATTGGGATACGACACCCATATGATATTCGTCAATACCTCACTTGATGTAGCACTTGCTCGCAACCTCAAGCGTGAACGCACTGTACCAGAAGATATTGCAATCACCAGTTGGAAAGAGGTACAGGGTAATATCGGTAAGTTTAATTCCCTGTTCAGGGGCACTATGGTTATCGTTGATAACAATAAACCAGATGATGATATTGAGATGGCCGCATTCAAGGAAGTCAAACGTCTACTAGGTAAGAAGGTTCGAAACCCTCGTGCCAAGCAGTGGATTGAAATGGAGATGAAGAATCGAGGTATCACCAAGGCACCCTCAAGGCGAAATATTGGTTCTGGTGGTGGTCAGAATCGTCGGAAACCGACACCCCTACCCGGCATGAGTGGATTTAAGACTAAAATGGGCCGAAAAAAAGGTGATTTTAGCTAAGATTCTTCTTGACTCTTCCTATTTTATGGTGTATACTAAGGTATAAACTGAGAAAAGGAAGACGTTATGATGAATTGCAATTGGATACTTCGGAACCTCGTAATTAAGAAAAACGCTCTGAGGGTCGCTGGCTTTGATATTTCACTTCTGGATGATGAAAAGAAAGTGAATGATGCATTTAAAAAATCTGGCCTGACAATGCCAAACATGAATAATCGAGGGATTGCATGATCCTCACCCTCAAAGGTCTTACCAACAAGGGTAAAAACCGAATCAGGGAACACGGCGACAAGTGGGAAGTCCTAGACTTGCCCCCCGGCGTCAGGAATATGACCCCAAAACCCGTATTTCCCCCCATAAAATCACTGAAAACAGACGAATGGCGATGGCTGGATGATGTGAATTTTTCTTGGATTCCTGCTCGATTTTAGTTGACAAACCCTATTTGGTATGGTATACTTAGGTATAATCAGAGAGAGAGATTGTTATGGCATTTGCCCCCAATGAAGTTAGTTTTCCCCCCTACGGCGATGGTTCTATCGTTGGTTGCTTCGATGAGAAGGAATATGGTAAATATTTCGAGTTTTCGGAGAATCGGGAAGAATACTACACCGAATATCCCCACAAGGTCTGGGTGACGACTCCTTGGCGTATGGATGGTGGGTGGCGGTTCGCCAAGGTCTTGAAGACCGTGGCCTACATCCTGACCAACGATGAGGACGGCAACGACATCGTTGAAAAATGGTTCATCAAAAAATATCGGAAATATGCAAAATAACTGTTGACAAATCCTGCTGGATATGTTAATATTAGGTATAATGAGAAACAAAGAGAAAGATACGAAATGGCATATGTAAGCAAAGAAACCAAGAAGACCCTCGCCCCTGCAATCAAGAAGGTTCTTGCCGAGTACGGCGTAAAGGGAACCATTGCGGTTGACAATTCTTCCATGCTGGTTGTGACCTTACGGAAGGTTCCTGCTGGGTTGTTTACCGCAAAAGAGATTGAAAATGGTGATGTCAATGTCTATCGCATTGATACGTTCTTTGAGGGTAATGCCAAGAAGTTCCTGACTAAACTGCTTGCAGCCATGAAGGGTGACAAGTGGTATAACAACACCGACAGTTCGATTGACTACTTCGACACTGCTTGGTATAACGATATCAAGATTGGGACGTGGAACAAACCGGCAGAGGTTGTATAATGAGTAAAATTGGTGATGCATTGACGAAGACGCTGGTTGGTGATACGACTGAGAAGCTTGCGGTAATACACGTTGCCTTTGAAGATGCTCCCAAGACGGTTGCGTTTGTTGAGGTTGATGCTGCACTACCCCTTCGGAAAAAGTTGATGATTGCATTTGTCAAGACCAACACGATTACTGAGGCATGGTGGCGGAACGATGATGTGACTTATATCAATGACACCCCAACATGCCGCAGCACCAGCGTTGGTGATATGGTGCTGGTTGGTAAGGATAAGTATGTGTGTGTTATGAATGGTTGGGAAACCCTTGATGGTGAGATTGTGAAATGACAGACTCGGAAGTGTCAACAATGGAGAGGCGAATAGGAAATGCAAGGACGGCTCTGCAAAATGTTAAGTCTTGCTGGGGTAATCAATATTGGAGTAATGTACTCGCATATCTATTGAGACAAGCGAACAGACTCAATTAATTGATCATGAAGATACTTACAAGTGATGAATATATCAAGGATGATCCTGTAAGACCTACATTATCCTACGCATGGCGTAAGAGTGTGGGTGAAATATATTATATTGGCGAAGAGGATGACCCAAGTGCTATAGTGTGTGTTGCAATGACAACATATATTCCTAAAGATGCAAGAGATATTGCCCTATCTGATCGGGGATTGTATGCTATACCTTACTCAGTATGGAGTTATAAGAAGGGTGCAGGCGGACAGATAATTATGGACCTGAGAGATTGGGCTATACACAATGGTTGGGAACGTCTCGTAACTATGTCACCAAAGACCGATATGGCACATAGGTTTCATATCAAAAATGGTGCGCTTTTAATCAAACACAATAAAACAAGCAGGAATTACGAATACGCACTATGAAGAATAAACACATTGTAGCACATATGAAGTCTGCATTTAACTATGCAGAGTGCAGCACAGCAGAAAAACTCAAGGTTGGTTGTGTGATTGTCAAGGATGACCGTATCATATCCATTGGATACAACGGTATGCCCAGTGGATGGAGTAATGAGTGTGAAACACGTTCATTCTTTACAGAAGACGGGCAACAGCTCCTCAATCAAATTTTGATTACCAAACCAGAAGTCCTACATGCAGAAGAGAACGCAATCACCAAGCTCGCAAGGAGTAACGAGTCAGGTGGGGGTTCCACTGCATTTATTACACATGCACCTTGCCTTTCTTGTGCTAAACTGTTATACTCATCAGGTATAGTCGAGGTGTATTATACGCACTTATATAAGAATACTGAGGGATTGGATTTCCTCAATAAATGTAAGATTAACGGGACATATGGTCCAACAGCTGAGTACATAAAGGTTATAAAATATGCAGACAATTGAGAGAACGACCCTATCAGAGCTGGTAGGTAATGAACAGTATGCACGAAAGGTACTTCCCTTCATTAAGGGGGAGTATTTTGGTGACCGCACTGAGCGTATTGTATTTGAAGAGATACAGAAGTTCGTAGAGAAGTACAATGCCCTGCCCACCAAGTCAACCCTTGAGATTGAAATTGATACTCGGCGGGACTTGAACGAGAGCGACATTCGGCGTGTGCTGGATGTGGTTAAAGGGCTAGAGAATGACAAAGAAGTGAACTTTGATTGGTTGGTTGAAACCACGGAGAAGTTCTGCAAGGATAAGGCGATATACAATGCGATTGTTGAAGGAATACAAATCATTGATGGTAAGGATAAAGAACGAGGCCCTGATGCAATTCCATCTATTCTCACAGACGCCCTGGCTGTGGGTTTTGATAATAGTGTGGGCCATGATTATCTCTTGGACGCAGATGCCCGATTTGAGTACTACCATACGGTAGAGGAGAAAATTCCATTTGATTTGGAGTTCTTTAACCGTATCACCAAGGGGGGGTTACCACCCAAGACACTGAACATCGCACTTGCTGGGACAGGTGTTGGAAAATCCCTGTTCATGTGTCATGTCGCAGCAAACTGTATGAACCAAGGCAAGAATGTCCTTTATATCACACTAGAGATGGCGGAAGAACGCATTGCTGAACGTATTGATGCAAACCTCATGAACGTGACTATGGAAGATTTGCATAGTCTTCCCAAGGCGATGTATGATAGCAAGATCAATAAGATTATCAAGGAGACTAATGGCCAGCTGGTTATTAAGGAATATCCTACTGCATCCGCACACTCTGCCCATTTCAGGGGGTTGATCAAGGAGCTTGCAATCAAGAAGAGTTTCAAGCCAGATATCATCTTCATTGATTACCTGAATATCTGTGCATCATCACGCTTCAAAGGAGCAGCAAATGTCAATTCTTACATGTATATCAAATCGATTGCTGAGGAACTTAGGGGACTTGCAGTTGAAACTAACGTCCCAATCATGTCGGCAACACAGACGACTCGAAGCGGGTTCAGTAATTCCGATGTGGGCCTTGAAGATACCAGTGAGAGTTTTGGCCTACCAGCTACGGCTGACCTCATGTTTGCGCTCATCTCTAACGAAGAACTTGATGAACTTAACCAAATCGCAGTCAAACAGCTGAAGAATCGATATAACGATGTTAATGTTAATAAACGATTTGTCATTGGTATTGACCGTGCAAAGATGCGCCTCATGGATTTAGATGAGAATGAGCAGAAGGGCCTAGCAGATTCCAACCAGACAGAAGAGACGGACGACTTCGAATCCCCTACATTTGACAAGACAGACTTTGGGGAAGGGTGGAAGGTATGAAGCTGATTGATGACTATTTGGAACAAGATCATGTCGATGCACTCAACAATCTACACATAGAGTATGCAAAGGTGCATTGGATAGGTGCTAAATCGAACCCAGAGAAGAATGCATTGACAAAACTGGTACATTCCACAAAGAGCTATGTAAAAGACCCTGTATTGGGTGCTACAGCGTGGTATAACGTGCGCCCAGTGGACCCTGTGTGGCATAACGACATTCTATCCTACTGTGACAAATACCCCATCAATAACCTACCTGAGCACACATTCATCTACTATATGAGGTCACCGGACAGTGGTGGACATCTAGAATTCGGGGGGCCGGGTATAAAAGAAGATTGGAGAATGGACGTAACAGTTGAACCAATACCCAATAGACTCGTATACTTCGATGCATTCATGACGCACAGGGTTGCTCCATATGAGGGTAATAGGGTATCAATCGGTATAGTATGGTGGAAGATCACACCAGATAGATATGAAGAGCAGAAAATAGACCAATACAAGGTATTAGAGAGGGTATGGCGATGAAAAGAATTAAAGAGGACCAATATGCATTTATTACAAAGGATGGGTATGACCACCCCGCTGTGGTGATGCTAGAGGGTGAATATAAGGATGTTGCATGGGGATACACTTCTGTGAGCATTCCAACAGTAGATGACCTGAGAGACAGTGCGGCACTGAAATGGGAGTTTGAGATACTGGACAATGCAGGAAGGGAATGGGAAGAGTTCAAGAACCAATCATTCGTAGACCTTATGGGTGATATCCTGTCTGACCAGATTGATGAGCAGCTGGAGACAGGTAAGCTGAAGTATCAGTGATGAGTAAGCATAAACACCATATCATACCAAGATATAGATGTAAAGAACTTGGTATAGACCCTGACTTTGAATCAGGTAACGGAGGTTCGATTCCTCCTCAGGCTGCCAACTTTTGGAGAGCACAATGGTGCACAACAAAGATAGTATTTTGCGTTTCAAACGAAACTTATGGATTGCGTTTTTCGCCACTGCGGTGGCACTTACAATGATGGATATATCGATATGAAAGTTGCAACAGATAGAGACCTCAGAGCAAACGGACTTGCAGGATTTTTTCTGGGAGTTGGTATTAGCGCTGCAATGATTGGTTCCTTGGGATTGCTCCTGGCGTATGCCGGCGCCATTATGGGACTATTAACGATGGTTATACCGCAAATATACGCCATGATGGTAGTCCTCACAGTTTTTATTGGTATTATCTTCGGCGGCGGACTTTTGCTGGGACAGTCAGGCCGGTACGCATCTAAAGGATCCAGAATACGCTATTTGCGAACACTCCGAGACAGGCGCCGAGCGCTAAATGCTCCGATGGTGGAGTATATTAAGGACTGTGTCTTCCCTGATGATATTGAGGATGTGCTTGAGATACTGCGCCTGACACACACCGATCTGACACGAGTGCTGTACCCTGATGATCTGCCGCCTGTGAAAGGTCGTCGCAAGCGTAAGAAAGACTAATGACATAAATACAGTATGCGACTATTTGAATTCACGGCCAAATTTAATAATATACATGAACTCGTTAAGCATTACAAAGAACGCTTTCCAGAAGAAATTAAGAATGGCAATATAAATGGCAATTGCGGACTTTGTGCTGCCCATTTTGAGGATTTTGCAGCTGATAACGGCTTCGGAATGGTCGAGCGTGTTCAGGGTTATTTCACACTTGACAAGCCTGATTATGAAAATTTCACAAACAAAGAGATTAAGCAAATGTCTCAAGCGGGAAGTAAATACATGCAAGAGTGGCGAAAGAAGAATCCAGATTATCATAAAGAATATTATCAGGCAAAGAAGAGGGCTGCTCTTGAACCATTGATCAAAGAAGCTGGTCGCCTCTTTGCCATAGAATGTAAGAGACTGAGGTAGTGCGGAAGAATAATCCATGATTTCCCAGAATATCCCATAAATACCCAAATCAATTAAAGCCTAAAATAAACGTATTATACCGATGTGCAGAGGGGATTAAAGTCTCCCATGTATCAGCATTTATTTTGCATTATTCTCAATTATATTGCAGAAAGCACTTGACAATGCATTGACAGTGTGTTACTATCTGCTTGTAGATGGTTGATAAGACATAAAGGACTAACGAATGACATACGAAGAAGCACTGAAGATGGCTACAGAACGCTGGGCACCCGCTGGGGCAACGCCTGAAGAGATTAAGGATGCAGCACTGAAGGTGCTGGGTGAGGAGTGTGCTGAGGAATATGAGAGGGTCTATGGAAATGAATGAACCTACCCCTGCCCGTCCTATGACTGAGCAAGAATACAGAGAGATGTACAACGAGTACTGCATGGAGTCCGGCTCTCGCTCTAATGAGAGGGGTTTCATGGAGTTTAAAGCCTGGCGTAAGAGGGTTGAAGATTTATTCGATAAACGTGCAGATAATGCTTAGTTTCCCCCAGCATTATCGATGATTTTACTTGACAAAGCCCTCAGAGTATGTTACTATAGGGTATAATGAGGAACAACAGAGAGATGCTTGCCATGACCTTCGAAGAATGCCTTGAATTTTGCACTAAACGGATGTGTGTTATGGGGTTTTTCCCTGATGAGATTGAGGCAGCTGCCAAAGAAATGTTCGAAGAAAATGCAGATTCTTCTTGACATTACCCTCTGAGTATGGTATAGTTAAGATAATGGAGAGAGACTTCTGGAGCAGGGTTTGCCTGTTAGGTCACATGACACTGTTAGTCTCTCCCCAGAGGATTTTAAATATGACTAAAGAGAAGAAGACCTTTGCATGGGATACGGTTCTTACCATGTCCCTAACGTCTGATAAGACGACTGTGAGGGGTACTAACATCGAAGTTGTATGGTGCCCTATCACTAAAATGTATTGGGAGAAATAGACGATGGACATTACATTGGCCGCTAAGGGTTACGATGGTGAGGTGCCTGTGTGGCTCTGGTCTTATGGGAACTATCGGTATGAGCTTGAAATTGGTTTCGCTTATAAGGGACCTAAGGAGTTTACTATCCTCGATGACACTTCATATGAGGAAGCGCTGAACAGGTTCAATGATGTAACAGAGATGGGAACAAGGATACTGTTCTAGAGATACTCAGAGATGCATCCCGAATGGTCTTAGAGGACACAATATTGTGTCCATTGGGAAGAACATTCTTCCCTCTCGTATACAGCTGAATAGCTAAGTGGACTGATGCATCTCTCTTTTCTATTGGTGGAATATTCCACCTTTACGGGGAGTCTGGCGAGTGAATGATATAGATTGTGAGAACATATCAAGGTAGCTCACACTACCTAACAGGGGGTTCGATTCCCCCTCTCTCCACCTCTCATGGCCTCAGAGGCCATAAAGGGGGGTCTAAGACTGGGCAAGCAATGACAGACTACAAACCCCCATAGTATCCAGAGAGAAATCTCGAACGCCCCCACCCAGAACTGACAGCCTTTCAATTGAACTACCCTTTACTTTTATATAAATGCAATAAGATATATATAGAGATATGACAAAACTTATATTCAACCACCACGAAGTATCTCTAGAGAAACCCTGTAAGAGATGCGGCGGAACTGAGAGACAACCTATAACAAGGAAAAATCCTAATACTGGAGAATCTTATAAAACTACCAGATGCCGGACATGTGCTAATAACTATCAGAAAAAGAGTGAATCTGAACATGGCCATATGTCGAAGTGGCAAAAGAAAAACAGAGAACACCTCAGAGCATATCAGAGGGAATACTATAAGGGTAAATATGCAGCTCGTAATGCAAAGAATAGTAAGCGTATCAAAGAAAGATTTGTCTTCGATGATATGGATGAAATACAGGA